GGTAGTTCGCCGCTATAAGATCAGTACGACCGGCGATTACCAAATCCTCGATATCGAAGAGGTAACGGATTGGCCGATTGCCGTGGGCATCGGAATTCTTATGCCTCACAAGGTCATCGGTCGTGCTTTGGCCGATCTCGTATTGGATGTGCAGCGCGTTCAGACAGCGCTTCTCAGGTCCACGTTGAACAATGCCTATTATTCGAACAACGCCCGTATCGAGGTGTCGGAAACCCATTCGAACGAGAACACCTTAGACGACATCCTGAACAATCGCGTGGGCGGTATCGTTCGAACGAAGATGCCAGGGGGCTTAACGCCTTTACCACCTACCCCCATCGGTAATTGGATTCTCCCCGTCATCGAACACATGGATCAGGTTCGCGACAAGCGGACCGGGGTGACGGAAAACAACACCGGGATGGACCCAGACAGTCTCAACCATAGCCGCACAGGCGCTGTGAGTCGCATCATGGACGCCGCTGAGATGCGGTTAAAATTGGTTGCCCGTATGATCGTTGAGACGTGGGGCGTTCAGCTCTACCGCGGTGTCCATGCGATGCTGCAACGGTATGACGAACGTCAGCGCGTGGTGAAGCTTAAGGGCCAATGGGTCACCGTATCGCCCCGTGAATGGAAGACCCGGCGTCATATGGACGTTTCCATTCCGCTCGGTGGCGTTTCCCGCCAACAGCTCCTGACCTTCTTTACACAGATGATTACCTTCCAACAGCAGGTAGTCCAATTCCAAGGCGGCGGTAATGGGCCTCTGGTTTCGTTTCAAGGTGTTCGCAATGCACTGGACCAGATGGTTCGGTTGGCTGGGCTGAAATCCGCTGATCCGTTCTTTATGCAGCCTCCCCCGCCTGACCCGAATGCGCCCGCACCTCCCAACCCCGAGATGGTGAAGGCACAGGGTAAGGTCGAAGCGGAGAAGATGAAGACGCAAGCCAAGATCGTCAGCGATCAGGCAGCGCTTCAGGCCGAACAACAATCCAACGCCGTCAAGCTTCAGTTTGAACAGGGCATGGCTGTGATCCAGGCCCAGGTGGATAAGAAACAGGCTGAGCTGGAATTCGCGCACCAACAGGCTCTGGACCGCATGCAGTTTGAACATGACGCGCAAATGGAAGCCGTGAAGGCCGCACACGACATGGAGGTGCAGCGCTTCAAGGCTGAACAGGAAGCCCTCTTAAATCAGCAACAGGCCAAGCTCCAAGCCAAGACCGGTAAGCAAGTCTAATGGAAGATGAAGGCAAACTTTATCAACAGAACGAGCGCGGCAATCAGGCTGCGGATTCGTTGAGGGGTTTGGGGAACGCCTTCACCGAATTGCGCACCGAGTTAATGCGGGTCTGGGAGCAATCCAAATCCACGGACACCGAGAGTCGCGAAAATATCTGGCTAGCCATCAAACTGTCATCCCAGGTCGAAGCCATTTTGCAGGCTCATGTAACGACCGGAAAATTCGCCAGAGAGCAATTGGAAGCTCTTTCGAGGGGCGAACCCGCTTCGGGCAAGCGACGTAAGCGCACAATCTAAGAGGATATTATGCCTGACCAATTAGCGCCGCTCTCTCTGGAGAGTGCGGCTGGAATGCTAACTGAAAAGCCCGCACCGGTCGAAAAGGCGACCCCTGAAAAGGTCGAAACACCGGTAACGGAACAACCCAAAGAAGATAAGCCCGAAAAGGCCGCGGTTGAAGGAGCGGATGCCGCTTCTCCCGCTGATGAAGATTCCCCTGAAGGTGATGAGGGGGATACGCAGGAAGGCGATGAAGAACCGGGTGACGATGCACTCCCGCCCATCGATGCGCCAACCTCGTGGAGCAAAGAAGACAAAGCCGCATTCGCCAAGCTTGACCGCGACGCCCAGGAAATCATCCACCGTCGCGAACAGCAACGCGATACGGAGCTTCGAAAGCTTCAAAACAGTTCTGCCGATTATCGCAAATCGGCAGAGGCGAAAATCACCCAACTGGAAACTCTCACAGCTCAGATCGGGGAACACCTCAATTCTGAGATGGCCGGTATGGCAAGGGATTTTCCAGAACTCCGAACCGAGGCCGATTTAATTCTGCTAGCGCAGAACGACCCGGCCCGTTTTTCCGCCTTCCAGGCCCGGCTTATGCAGTTTCAGATGAAACAGCAAGTCGCGGCACAAGCTCAGACGGAGCTTCAGAAGCGGCAGGAAACGGAGCAACAGGAGCGGATCAACAAGGCGGCTGAGGGTTTCGTTGAATATTTCCCGAAATGGAAAACAGACCCCGAGCTTGCGAAGAAAGAACTTGTTGAGCTGCAAGATTATGCGATCTCGCAGGGTGCCAATGAGGCGGCGGCACGCCAGAACTTTGATCCCATAATCTATCGACTCGCCCGAAAGGCAAAGAGTTGGGATGACGCGCAAGAGGCGAAAGCTAAAGCGCTGAAAAACGCTCCCCCTCGTGTCGTGAAGCCTGGGACCAGCAATACGGACCCGAAACACGACAAAGCCCAAGCCCGCCAAAAACAAATGGACAAGCTCAAAAAGTCTGGCGATCTGGAAGACGCCAGGGGGCTTCTCCGCATGTAAGGAGTGCGGATTATCGCAACGATTACCGTCAACTATGCCACCAAGGATACCATCGGTATCCGTGAAGATTTGGAAGACATCATCTACCGAATCGATCCCACCGAGACTCCCTTTACCTCCGGTGGTGGGCGCAGCACGGCAACGCAGCGCTATCATGAATGGCAGATTCAGAAGCTCGCGACCGCAGCCCCGACCGGCACCAACGCCGCAGTCGAAGGCGCGGATGCGAAGGCTGCGACTGCTGTTCAAACGTCCCGCGTGGGCAACCGAACTCAGATTATGACTGAGGTTGTCAACGTGTCCGGTACCAACCGCGTGGTTGACGCTGCCGGTCGTGCGGATGAACTGGAATACCAGATTTTGTTGAAGGGTCTGGAACTGAAGCGCGCAATCGAAGTTCAGATGATTCAGAACAGCCCGAGCCGTATTGATAACGGCACCCTGGCGGGTCTGAGCGCTGGTTTCGAAAGCTGGCTTACCACGAACGTTGACCGCGGACCGGGTAACGGTACTGCCGGTGCGTCGGGTGGTTTCAGTGCGGGTATCGTCAATGCCCCGACTGATGCGAATGCCACGCGAGCGTTTCAGGAAGCCATGCTTAAGTCTGCGATGGCGTCTTGCTACAACAACGGTGGCAAACCGACGATCCTCAGTCTGGGCGTGCTTCAGAAACAGGTGTTCAGCACCTTCCAGGGTATCGCGGTGAACCGTTTCCAGCTCACCAAGCCGGAAATGGGGACCATCATCGGTGCGGCGGATATTTATGTTTCGGACTTTGGCCAGTTGGCCGTTGTCCCGAACATTTTCCAGCGCAACCGAAGCGCCCTGCTTATCAGCCCAAAATACTACAAAATCTGTACGCTGCGTGGGATGCGTAATTTCCCGCTCGCGAAAACAGGTGACGCTGACAAGCGGGAAATCCTGACGGAGCTGACCCTTGAGGTTTGCAATGAGGCGGCACACGCCGTCATCGCGGACCTGAGCTAAGGGATATGGGGGGTGGAAACACCCCCCACTCTCCTATGACTTGGCGACCCCTCTCCCGAAGTTTCAACGGCGTACAGACTGACGTTCTTTTCGACGGCAGCGGGAAAGTTATTTTCCGTTCGCAACAGGACGTAGACCCGGTTCTGGATTACGCCAAAGCGCAACGCAATCACGATGACCGCGGGTATTTCGCGGGCGGTGACATGCGGCGCGTTGCATCGATTCCCGCCGTCATCATCTCCAAATGGCTTGATGAAGGCGTGGACGTATTCAGCTCCGAACATCAGGCAGAGATAGCGCGTCGGTTGAACGATCCCGATTACGCCTATCTCCGCACGGCCCCAGGCCAGCTAGGACCGGTAGGTAATGGCGCGTATCGCTAATTACACGGATTTGCAGGCGGCAATTACGGAATGGTTGGGCCGCACGGGCGATGTTGCGATGACGGCACGCGCCGATGCCCTCATTCAACTCTTCGAAGCGGAATTCATTGCCAATCCGGAAATGCGTACCGCGGATATGGCGAAGCGTTTTGGTGTGGTTCTTACAGGGCCAAGCTTTCTCTTACCGGGTGACTTTTTAGAAATCATTACGGCTAAGGTATTGGAAAGCGGTCAGCCGTTAACGTATGTGAGTTCACAAAACGCATTGCTGATGCAAGTTAATCCTGCCAATGCGGCTAAACATTATAATATTGATGGACCGTATTTTACCGTCATTCCACCTGAATCCGCACCAATCGATTCTACGGTTGATATTGCTTATTACGGTTTCACACCGCTCGCGGATTCCGTGGACGGTACGAACTGGCTCCTGACAAAATACCCGCAAGCCTATCTCTATGGCTCGCTGATGCAGGCCCAGGCGTATATCGGCAATCCTGAGTTCGTGCAGCTTTGGAACGCCGGTCTCCAAGCGGCTTTGAACAACATCGCGTTGAGCGAACGTAACCGGCGTAAGGGCGGACCGCTTATCATGGCTCCTGCCATTCGGCCTCAATAAAATGCCTGAAAAAGTGATCCCGTTTGGTGACTGGTTGCCCGATCTCGTACCGTTCGGAAATCCCGGTGCGACCGTCGCTGATAATGTTGTTCCGCTGACAGCACAGACCTATGGGACATGTCCAGCCTTTACGCCGATCTCTTCCACCCCATTTAACGGCCCTCCCTTCGGCGCGTTTTCAGCGGTTGACCCTGCCGGTAACCCGGCGATGTATGTCGGCACTGCCGACAAGCTCTATATGTCTACGGCGGCGTCGTACCCCGGTTGGGATGATGTTTCGAGCGGCCCATACACCATGGCTGCTAATGGGTATTGGAGCTTTACGGAAGCGGATGGGTTTGTTTACACCACGAATGGGACAGACCCTATTCAACGTATGGCAACCGGCGCGGCTGGGGATTTCGCACCATTAGGTGAGGACGCTCCCATAGCGAACGTGATTGCTGCCGTGCATCCTGGCTTCCTCATGTGCGGCCACATTAACGACCCCACGGTAGGCTTTCAGCCTCAAGGTGTTCGGTGGTCGGCTTTGGGTGACTTTACCAGCTTCCCTCCGATTGGCTCTACCGAAGCCATCTCAGCGCAATCCGATTGGCAAAAGATTGTCGGCCCTCATGGGCATGTGCAAGCCATCGCAACGAATATTGCATCAGCCAATGCGACGATCTTCTTTGAGCAAGCCGTTTACCGAATGGTCTATACCGGTGATGCGAAGATTTTTGATATCGCGCCGGTCGAAAAGATGAGGGGCACCCCCGCTGCCCGCTCTGTCGTTCAGTTGGGGCAGATCGTATATTTTTTGGGCCATGACGGCTTCTACGCCTATAACGGCACGGAGGCCGTTCCGATAGGTGTGGATCGGGTCAATCATTTCTTCTTTGACGATTGTGACCCGCAAGCCCTCGCGCAAGTCAGAGGCACGATTGATCCGACGCGAGGCGTCGTTTTCTGGCTCTATCACAGCGGTGGCGCACCGACGCGTAACCGTATTTTGATGTACAACATACACAATAACCGGTTCACGCGTATCACAGGATTTACCGGCGACGAGCTTTTCTTAGGCCGCTCTATTGGCGTTACATTAGACAACATCGATGCGTTGGGCTTCAACATCGATACGTTGCCCTACAGCTTGGATAGCGCCTTTCTCGTCGGTGGCCGTATCGTTCTTGGTGGCGTAGACGTTAATAATCGATACGGAAGCTTCACCGGGCCTTCTTATGAAGGTCAGGTTGAGACCGCAGAGCAACAGTTCACACCCGGTAGACGTTCGCGCATTCAATCCGTCCGGCCTTTGATGAATTCGGCAGCGGCTTCGGCTCAGATTGGATCGCGCAACACCTCCATTGATACGGTGCATTATTCGGCGCTGACGGCGATGAACAATGTCGGTATCTGCCCTGTGAATCAGGATGGGCGATATCAGCGTGTGCGGATGACGATCCCGGCAGGATTGCCCATTCGACAACATCTTACCGGTGTTGAGGTAGAATTTCAGACAGGCGGTCAACGATGACCGTATCCCCCGATAGCACAGACAGCAGAGGCCATCGCAGAGCAATCGCCCGCGATTTGAATGCCGCTTCAAAAGCCATTGAAGGGCTTACCCGCCCTTCGAAAACCGGCACCGAAACTCGTGTGGTGGTGACC